CGCCGGATGAATTTTTTGATGATATAATTCATACAATTATCGGAAAAAGCACTGACAGACATTATAAAAATTTTGACCTTTCAGAGCAAGAATATTTAACAGCTTTCGATTTGGTTAAGGATAACTTCTTTTTTGTTTATCCTGAAAACGAAGGAAGCCCGGATTTTAGGATTGAACAAATTGAAAGTGTTTTTGAATATTTGGTATGGGAGAAAGGAATTAAAGCCGTTATAGCTGATCCATACATCAAAATCAGGCATGAAATGATGCCGGGCGAACAGGAACATTTATATGCTTCAAGATTCATGATGGATCGCATAAATTTCACCCGAAAAAACAATGTAAGCTATCATTTAGTTATGCACCAAACAACTCCTAGAAAAGAGCAAAGCGGTAATTATCCACCCCCAAGCCTTTACAATATCAAAGGGGGAGGAACCTTTGCGGATAGTACCGATAATGTTATTTCAGTTTGGAGGCCAAATCGTGGGGTTGATCCTTCCGATACAACTGTAATTATTAAGTCTGATAAGATAAAAAAGCAAAAGTTAGTAGGAATTCCAAGTGAAATTCAGATTGATTTTAACCGGAAAAGAAACCGATATATCGGAAAAGACGGTTTTGATTATTTTGAGCAGATTTTACCAAATACAAAAACCGTAGAAAATAAACCTGAAAATTCTTTGTACAATCCCGATAAATTCATAGGTTCGGGAGTGAAAGATTTTGACATTGATTTTAACGAAAAAACGGAAATTGGATTTTGAAAAAGACAATCAGCGAACTGACAGGGAAGAAAATGAAACTTTGGGAGCCGACTTATGAGCAGGCGATTTTCATCAAAGAACGGTATGCGACTTACAACTCGATCAACACGTGGACAAAGAGCCGTATTTGCGAGCGATTTAAGGTGTCTTCTGCTGTTCTTGATAGATATCTTGCCAAACATAATATTAAGCCGAAAAAAGAGCCTAAAGGGAAGTCCAGAGACCTGACAGGTTTTATCAGGATTCCGGTCCCCTGTGAGTTCGGTTCACAGACTTATATCCTGATTCCTCCCGACAAAGATCCTGTGGAGGCTTTGGAAAACTATAAAAAAAGGAATGAGGAAAAGTTGAAGAGGTTTAAGAAAAAAGAAGTTGAGGGTGTTGATGATTTAGAAATATAATTAGAATAAACAAAAAACACTATGAGACCTGAAAAGAAAAGATTGATCGCTGAACATTTGAAAAGAGGTGAGAGCATTACTGGCCTGCAAGCTTTAGCACTTTATGACGCATATCGTCTTTCATCCACGATTAACCGTCTCAGAAATGAGGGGTTAAAAATTGAAACGACAATGATTCAAAGGGATGATTCTACAAGTTTTGCTAAGTATTGGATTCCGATAAATGAGAGAAGGAAATGACCCCAAAGGAAAAAGCAATTGAGCTAATTTCTGATTACTCAGAGATTCATTTATTAGACCAGTATGAGTTAGCTAAAATTTGTGCATTATATGCCGCCAATACTGCAAAATGGAGTCATCCATCCGATTCAAAGGAATTTAATTATTGGGAACAAGTCAAAAAAGAAATACAATTGTTATGAAAAGAATCCAACGTTCCCGAAAAAAGGGATATAAATCACCCGAAAACTCAAAGTATGTCGGACGGCCTACCAAGTTTGGAAATCCATTTAAACTTTCACCTGATGGTTATATTCTCTATTACAAAGCCGGAAAGTTAATTGGTTCGCCTTGGTTTTATTGGGGTTGTGATTGTGGATTTGAGTTAAAAGACATAATTGACCTTTATAAAAAATGGATCAATCAAGAATTGCTAAATTTTAACTTGCCTAAACCTCCAAGCATTAAAGAATTAAAAGGACTTGATTTATCTTGTTTTTGTTCTTTGGATAAGCCTTGTCATGTGGATGTATTGATTGAAATTTTGGAAAGTAAAAACTAAGAAATGACCAAACCAGTAATATTTGAAGCAAAAACAACTTACTCAGATTGTAGAACTTGGGTAATAGGTGAAGACAAAGAATCAATCATTGAATTTCTTTGTAATCAGTGGGGATGCTGGATTCATGAATTAATTCTTGAAGAACTACCAGAATCAAAATGGAGTGAATGCCAAATTATTGATCCTGATTCTGAATATTATGAGGAAACGGATGAATTTGAATACATCGTAATTTCTGACTTTCAAAAAGAAGCTGAAAAATGGGATGGAAAAACTGAAATTTTAGCAACTGATGAATATTGAAAATGAAAGCTAAATACGATTACATAATTGGAATTGATCCTGGAACTACAACCGGAATTGCAATTTGGAACCCAAAATCCAAAGAATTTGAGCAAATTTTTTCAGGTAAGATTTTGGAAGTAATGACCAAATTAGAACCTCATTGTGTTTTCGGTAAAACGAAATTCATGATTGAAAACCCAAATCTTAGAAAATGGTTTGGAAAATCTGGCAGGGAGGTTCTTCAAGGTGTTGGATCGGTAAAGCGAGATTACCAAATCTGGATCGAATGGTTTGAAATTAACAATTCAGAATATCAGGATATCCACCCCAAAAATATTAAAACCAAATTAGATGCTAAGCAATTTGAAAAGATTACAGGATGGAAAAAACAAACGAACTCACACATGAGGGATGCTGGAATGTTGGTTTTTTGCATGGGATAAACTAAAAAAAATGGACACTAAAAAAACAAACGATACGATTTCCTTACTCGAAGCGATGCTGGAAAATTGCAGAGAACGGATGAAAGATCCTAATACCCCAAAAGAATATCTGAGACATCTGATTAAGTCAGAGGAACGAATTAAAGGAAGTATCAACTCATTAGAATCAAAACTAAACTAATGGAACTGACTAAAGAGCAAAAGAGAATATACCAAATCAGCTTTAACAGGTTGATTTTTTCATCTATGAATGAGGTAATGCACTCCACATACCTGGAATCAAGTGCGGTCAAAAATTGGGATTCAAACTTAGCCCTGAAGCTTCGAAATATCAAAGGACAATTAGCCAACGAATTAAAAAAGGATTATCAGATTATTGAGTCACTTGGAGGCTTAGAAGCAATTCAGCTTTTTTACAAGCTAACCAACATTTTTGAACGAATCATTGAAACGGCTCAAATCGGAAATCCAAGGGAATTTGAAAATTTGATCCTGATTTTAGAAGCTTATCAAAAAGGAGAAATACGCATTGAAGATTAAGAAACGGGTAAAATCATTGAGCTTGAAAAATAATTGAAAAAATAAATTCGATTTTACTTGACTTGAATATATGTTTTTGTCTATACTTACACAAGTAATTCAAACAAACATAAACACTAAAAAACACGATCATGGAAAATTTAACTATTAATGAAAACGGTACAGTAAGAATAGGTGGAGAAGTAGCCGATTATGACGGCTTACTTGAAATATTAAGTCCAATTGGGGAATACGAAACCGAAGAGGCGGGAACATTGGTCTTATTCCCCTTCAAAGGGGGGTATATAGAGTTACTTTTAGATGGATCATTCGGTTCTGGTGAGGAAGCTAACTTTACGGATTTATCTTTTGAGGAGATTATGGAATACTTTAATGTAAAGTAAAACAAAAAAACCCTTCAGGTGGCGGTAAACCGGGCCTTTAAACAAGTTAGTCACATTTGAAAAATCAAACGATCATGTTCAAAGCTCCAAAAAAGACATCCGACAAACATAAAAAAAGTTTCTTTGATAAGCCAGTTGAAAAGAACACGGAATCACTTTTAATTAGCGAATTCAAATGGTTGTAGGGACTTTTAATTATTTAGAAAACAATGAAAATTTTAATGTTAAATACTTGAATACCCATATTAAAACTTGTTTAATTAAGACAGAAACTAATTCTTATGTAATAACATCATCCGGTAATTTCAACCAGATGGGAAAATCGAGCAAACTATTGTAATTTTGAGTGAATCATTAAGAAATGAGATATGCCAGGCGGCAATAAAAATATAAAACCAAGCGACGGAAAGCAATTTTCTAAAGATTATCAGCCTGAACCAAAATGGACGGAGGCAAAAGCTTTGAGGCTTGGAAATGACCTAATTAATTGGTTAAAGGCAAAAGACCATAACGGAAACGATTCAGGTAATATATTTTTTATGGAATTCCTTATCATTGAGAATGATTTATATCCTGATTTAATTAGTTATCTAGTTGGAAAATTCTCCTCGTTTTCCTATTTAATTGATAAAGCAAAAGCAATTCAGGAGTTAAAGCTTCAAAAATACGGGGTCGGAGATAGATTAAACGCCACAATGACTAAGTTCGTATTGATCAATAAGCATGATTGGAAGGATAAGACCGAGACTGATGTTACAACCAAAGGAGAGTCAATAAATAAGCCTGATTTAACTAAATTGTCAGATGATGAATTACGAAAGCTTGCTGAATTGCAATCCAAAAGCGGAATTAGCAAAACGTAATTTTGATGATTTTGTAACCTACCTTTTTCCAGCTTATGAAATGAAATGGTTCCATAAGCATATTTGTGAAAAATTAAACGACTTCAATCGGGGGTATATTAAAAAGCTAATGGTTTTCATGCCGCCTCAGCATGGCAAATCACAACTAACTACCCGTTTATTTCCTGCATATACTTTAGGCGTTCACCCTAATAAAAAAGTAGTAGTAGCATCTTATAATGCCACTTTAGCGAGTAGATTTAACAGGGATATTCAGAGAATAATCGATACAGATCTTTTTCATGATATTTTCCCAAAAACACTTTTAAATGAATCCAATGTGGTTACCGTTTCTGAGTCATATTTAAGAAATTCAGAGATTTTTGAGATAGTTGGATATTCTGGATTTTTAAAAACGGTAGGACGTGGGGGGGCATTGACAGGGACTCCGGTTGATTTAGGCATCATTGATGATCCGATAAAGGATAGGGCGGAAGCAATGTCTGAAACGATTAGAGAAAGCCTTTGGAGCTGGTATCAGGATGTTTTTGAAACAAGACTTCATAATGATTCTCAACAATTATTAATTCAAACAAGGTGGCACGAGGATGATTTGGCTGGAAGACTTCTAAGGCGTGATAAAGATTGGGATGTAATTGTTTTTGAAGCTATAAAAGAAAATGATTTTGATTATGATCCAAGAAAAAAAGGAGAGGCTTTATGGCCTGAGAAGCACTCTTTTGACAGGATTAATAAAGTTAGATTAACCAGCCCGTTAACTTTTAATAGCTTATATCAACAAAACCCAATTCCAATGGACGATATTGGTATTTTTTGGGATAAAAATATCTTAAAAAGGCATAGAATTAAGGTGAAACCTCAACTTGAAAGGATTATTGTTGCAATTGATCCTGCCACTACAAATAGCTCAACCAGTGATGAAACTGGAATAATGGTACAAGGGATTGATAATGTTGGAAACGGATATCTAATTGAAGATTTGAGCGGGAAATACTCCCCAAACGAATGGGCTACTATAGCTGTAAATGCAGTTGTAAGGCATGATGCTGTTTGTATAGTAGCTGAAAAAAACCAAGGAGGTGACATGGTTGGATCAATTATTAGGCAACATGACCAAAAGATTAGAATTAAGCTAGTTACAGCTAGTAAAGGAAAAGAGGTTAGGGCGGAGCCTATTTTTGGGCTTTATGAACAGTCTAAAATTTACCATGTTGGCGAGTTCCCGGAGCTTGAAAATCAAATGGTGTTATTTAACCCAAAACATAATGACAAGTCACCGGACAGGGTTGATGCTTTAGTTTGGGGTTTTACTGAGCTAATGATTGGAACAAAAACCGAGGTGCATTTCGGATGGTGAAAAATAAATCTGATTTTTCTTGGATATTAAAATCAATTCGAATAGTTTTAAAAATCAAATCAAAAACACATGAAAAAGCTAGAAAAATTAACCAAAGAACAAGAACAGAAAATTGCAGTTCACCGTAATAAATGGTTGGATAAGGTTTTTAAATATCAACTTTTCGAAAAGAACACATTTGAGTCAGTAAAGGATTCAATGATCGAAATGTATGATTTTTGTGGACTGAAAAAACCGATTGTATTACTAGTTGATTCTCCTTATGCTTGCCAGATTGCGGCGAATATGTTTAATAATAAAAACCAAGTGTGGGACCAAGTGGGGGACCAAGTGAGGAGCCAAGTGTGGGGCCAAGTTGGGGACCAAGTGAGGGACGAAGTGAGGGACCAACTGGGGAACCAAGTGTGGGACCAAGTGGGGGACGAAGTGAGGGACCAAGTGGGGAACCAAGTGTGGGGTCAAGTGGGGGACCAAGTGAGGGACCAAGTGAGGGACCAAGTGGGGGACGAAGTGTGGGGCCAAGTGAGGAGCCAAGTGAGGGACCAAGTGGGGAACCAA